AATACCTGGCCCTTTTCATCTTTGCCCAGGATGATATGACCGCGCCGCCGGTCGGCTTCGCTCAACTTGCTTTCCAGGTCGTCGTCCTCATTCCACAAGCCCATTGCCACGCCGCCGAACTGGTTCCAAAGCTCTTTGGCAATGCCAACGGCTATCAGTGTGGCCACAACCCGCACGCCGGCGTAGCGGAGCGCTGCCTTGCGGGCGGTATCGCCGGCGGCACCTTCCTTGCGTAATCCGTCTGCCAGGTTTCGAAGTTGGTTGGCATGATACCGGAAATTAACATCCTGCCAGGACCAGAACGGCACGGCGTATTGCCGCAACCATTGGCCGGCCACGCCCAGCGAATTGTAATCCCCGAAGGTTTTTAGGCTAATTTCCGCCGCCTTGGCGTAGATCAGCGCGTCCCCCTCCAAAACCGGCCTTTGTTCGCCGGCCGGCTCGCCCAGCGCTTTAACGTCGCCGTGGAAAGCGCCGGCGTACACTGGCTCTTGGCCCGCGCGCAACCGCTCCACGTCTGCCAGGAACTTGGCAAAACGGAACGTGCCTTCCCGGAACTTGCTGCCCCGCATGGGGCGCTCGAGGAACTTCCGAACCTGGAACCAGTTGTTTTCACCGGGGGTCAGGAATTGCTGGAATTGCGGCAATTCCGTCAGTTCGCCCGCCTCGCCGGCGGTGATCGTGTCAAACACGCCTTCGCGCGCCGCGGCTTTGAACTCGGGGGATTGCTCGCCCTTGTCGGCGTTCCAAAGCTCTTTGGCGGCCCGGCTAAGATACTTGCCCGCGCCGGGGTCGGCCGCCAGGATCTTGTCCACGGCGTCCGTGGAAAGGTTGCCGTACTCGTACCGAATCCAGTTCCACGGGGCAAACAGCTTGGTTTTCTTCCAAAAATTGTTGACCGCGCGAAACGGCAGGCCAATGGCGTGGCCCAAGCCGGGGTTGGCCGCCGCGGCTTCCCGTTTGGCGATGCCGTTCAGGGCGTCCGCGATCTCCGCCGGCAAAGCCCATTGGATCTTCTCCCCGGCCACCAACGCCGCGTGCAGATCCTCGGGTTTAACCTTCAACACCTTGTTCGCCTCGCTCTGCCGAACGCGCAAATCCCCGTCATTGAACAGCACGCCCAGCTTTTCCGCCATGACTTCGCGGCTAAGAATGTAATCCATGCGCAACGGCAGCTTTTTGAACGGGGTAAACAGCTTGTAACCGGGCGGCAGATTCCAAGGTTTGTTCCAATTATCACCGTGTTGGGCCTTCAATTCCGCGCTAATGTCGTAGGGTTGCCAGTATTTCTGCACCAAGTCCACGCGGGCATTGTGCGCCAGCACGTCCGCCGTGTGCAGATACATGGCTTTGAGATAGTCGGTCTGGATCAACTTGCCGCTGCCCATTGGGGCAATCAGATACCGGCGGAAGTCTTCTTCCGTGGTCGGCCGAACGCGGTCCACGCGGCCGGTCCACGAGTCAATGACGTGGTGCGGGAAATACAGCGGATTGCGGAGGCTTTCCGGAATGATCTCGCCGTGGGCGAGGATGCTCTTTTGTAGTTCATCAGTTAGCGCGTAGTGCCGGCGCAACGCTTCGGTGATCGCCAGCCCGTCCGGGTGGTTCTCGATCAATCCGGTCAGCTTGCGGAGTTGTCCCGCCACTTCGTCCACGGTCAGCCCTTGCGGGAGGGTGATCGGGTTGCCCTGCTCATTCTTGAGATACGTCCCGCGCCACCATAAATCCCGGTAAAGCACCAGCCGCCGGAACAGGTTAAACGGGTCTTTGTTAAGGTGTTGTTCCAGCTTTTCCATGCGCTGCTGGATCTCCGCCCGCTTGGCGGGGTCCATGGCCGCGCGTTGCAGACTCTCCCCCAGGCGGTAATAGGTTGCCAGGGCAGAATTATCGGCGGCCTTGCGCCCCAGCTTAGTGAGGGGTTCAAGCACGTTTTCCACCTTCTTGGCGGCTTCCATCCGGACGGCGTTGTTTTCCACGGCAAACAGCCGGTAACCGCGCCGGAATAGGGCGGACTTCTCGGCCCGCTCGCCGCGCAACGGTAGTTCCGGGATCGGGCTGGTGAGGTAGCGCAAGCCGTTTTTCACGGTTGCCAGCCATTCCTGCCAGGTTTTATGCGTGGAATCCGTGGCGGACTCAAATTCCATGAAGCGCCGGCGGGCCTCGAGGCTGTCCGGGGTCGGCTGGGATTCGCGCACGCCGGCCGACTTGAGATCGTTCAGATCATTGCTCCACCCCTTCAACATCATCAGCCGCGCCTGTAAATCCTGCCGGAGTTTGACCAGATCCGCCGGCAGGGCCTCGCTCCGGGCGTTTAGCTCGGTAATGGCGTCCTGGATCGCGTTCAGGGTGTCCACCGTGTCGCTGATCAGCGCCGCGGTTTCCTCCCGGCTCCGGGGCACGTCCACATTAACGCGCGTGCCCATCGGGTCCGGCGCGTTCATCACGGCGTCCCATTGGCTGTTTAGATCCTGCACCGGCTTCCAATCGCCCGTGCGCTGGGCCTCGGGGATTGCCGCCTTGATCTCGTTATCCAGCCGGATCAGCTTCAACCGCGTTTCCGTGGACCGGATGCCCTTATGGACGTTCGCCGCCTTTTCCGCCGGCAAGCTGCCCGCGGGCGGGGTATTCCGCCACATTGGCTTGATCTGCCCGGTGGACTTGATCTGCCGGACCACCGCGCTTTCCAGGTAACTCCGCGCCTCGGCATCGTTGAAACCTTTCACCCCGCGCATGGTATTGACCGCCTCGGTGATCGCTTCCGCCAGGCTGCGGCCGGCTTTAACCGCGGCCCGGATCGTGCGCAACGCGGTATTGGCCGCCGCGCGCGTGATCCACGCCGGCGCGCCGGTTACACCTTCCATCATCTTGGCGGGGTCAAACTTGGTTGCCTCGATCGCCTTATCAAGCCATTCCAATAGCTGTTGTTCCAGTTCGCGTAAGCGGTCCGTCAAAGTTTTTCGCTTGGCGGACTTTTCTTCGTCAGCCGCTTTTTGAGCATTCTCGAGCCGCTTGGTATCGCGCTCAATATCGTTTTTAAGGTAATACGATCCGTTGCCGTCTTCGCCCACCCTAGCCAACTCGAGCTTGTTTTCTGCGATCTGGCGGCGAAGGGTTTCTACGTTTTCGTCGGGCGCTTCGTCCAACTCGCGTAATTGCCGCAATACCTCTTGGCGTTGCGCTTCCAGGCTCAACGGCTGGCTGTCCTGCTCAAACAACAATCCCTTCTTGAGCGCCGCGCGTTGTTGGGCGGCTTGGCTGCGGGTGGCTTTCCCCATCAGGGCCGACTGTAATTCGTCCAGCTTCTTGCGGTTGTCCTTCAATTCGTCGGCTTTTTCGAACTTCAACCCCTCGAATTTCTTCTGCCAATCGGCCAGCGCTTTGGCGGCCCGGTCGGCGTTGGTTTGGGACTTGGTGGACTGTTCCGCCGCGCGCTCGCCAATCGCGGCCAGGGCCGCCGGCAGCCGGGTTAAATCGGAAAGCTGGCTGGAAAGCGTACTTTTGCCGCTCTGCCAGCCGTATTCAGAATAAGGCGGTTGCTTGTCCGCCACGGTCCAATCAATGTAATACGCCGGCGTGATTTGCGCTTTGCCCTTTTCGTTCCGGCTAGTGGTGGTCCGGGCTTTGACCAAGGCAAAGACGTTATCCCCGAATTTGACGACGAAATCCCCCAGGTCGGTGTTATCGCGCAGCGCGGATTTGGTTTCTACTGCGTGGTCGTATTTCTCTTTGAGGATCTTAAATACCCGATCATCCACCTTGCCCAGCGCTGTTTTAATGTCTTCCGTGCCCGTGTAGGTGTTCTTCTCGCCGCGCATGACGAGGGTATCTTTATCGGCGCTGGCTTTCTTCGCGGCCGCGCTCAATTCGTCATAATCCACCTTGGACCGTTCCGCCCAGGCTTTTTCACGTTCGGCGGTGTCAATTTCCCGCTTGGTGTCGGAAACATTGCGATAGTAAGCGCTTTCCTCCATCGTCAGCTTGCGGACCGTTTCGGTCAGCTTGGCAACCTCGAGCGCCCGAGTGTCGCCCGTGGCCGCCGCCACGAGTTGGGCCATTGCCGCGGTCATTTCGCTGGCCGGATCTTCAAATTCATCCCCCAGGAATTGCCCCTTGAGCGCTTGCAAGGTCATTTTCCCCTTGGTCGCCATCATGTTGTAAATGGGCGCGTCCATGCTGCGCTCTTGCGCCCAAAGCCGGACAAATACCGGTTTATTCCAGTTCTTGGGACTGTGCAAATTCCCTTGGCGGATGATCCGGCCGATACATTGCTCGAGCTTGGCGGCCGTCATTTGCATGGGCGGGTCCAGCCGGGCGAGGTAGCTCATGCGCTGGGGCACGTCCACGCCTTCCCCGATTTTTTCCGTGCTGCCAATCAGAATCCGCACCGCGCCGGCCCGGACCTTATCGAATAGCAACTTGCGTTTGGCGTCCGTCTCATGCTCGGTGATAATGGCAATTTCATTCTCCGGCACGCCGCGCTTGATCAGTTTGGCGCGAATATCGTTGTAAAGATTGAACGTCCCCACGGCGTTTGCCGCGGCGTCCCGCTCGTCTTTTGAGGCGGCCGCGTCAATATCCTCGTTTGCGTCCGGTAGATCCTTCGCCGCGGCGGCATCGTCCACGGCAATCTTGGCGGCTTCCGCCTTGGCAACATGGTGATCCGCCCCGATAAAGGCCCGGAGTTTATCCGTATTCAGCGTGCGGTACAGGTCAGAGAACACCATCATGGTAGTGCGGCGTTCCTTGCCTTCCGTGTAGTGCTGCATGATCTCGTCTATCGCCTGGTTCACCTTGCTTTGCGGGTGGTCGTTGGCGTCGGGGAAGATCAGCCGCGGGTCAATCGCCGCGGCGGCGCCGGCGCGCATGGTGGCAATCGGCACCCAGCTATTTTCAAAGCGCTCTTTCTTTTCCAGGCCGTCCCATTCGGTGGCAATGTCTTCCACCATGTCCAGCCAACGCTGAAACTCTGGATTCGGGGGCACGATCTTAACCTGCGGGCCGCCGCCCTGCATCTTGGGCACGTCCAAGCCCAATTCCTCGTTGCCCATCTTCACGGCCAATCCCATGCGCGTAAGCGAGGTTAGCGCGCTGCCGTTCTTAAACTTGGCCATGCGCGTGACTTCCTTAAACTTGTTATCCCAGCCAAATTCAAAATTGCTGGTGATTTCGGCAAAGGCGCTGGCAAAGCTGTCAAACGTCTTGATCCCCATGTCTTCCAGAATCTTGGGGTTTACCAAATGGATTTGCCCCCACAATTCCGCCAGCGTGTTACTTACCGGCGTGCCCGTGTAGAAAAACACGTTCCGGCCGTTGGTCTTCTTCTGCACGGACCGCGCTTTTACCATCAAATCCACCGCGCGCTGGCTAAAGCTGGTGGGGATGCCTTTGATGTTATCCAACTGCGTGGGCACGGGCAGATTCTTGAAGTTGTGGCTTTCGTCAATATGGATGCCGTCAATGTTCAGATCATCCCAGGACAAGCCGGCGTCCTGGTGGCGCTTGATTGCGTCCAGGTGATCGTCCAGCCGCTTTTTCATGGACTTTAACTGCTTAACGATGTTCCGCACCTGGGAATCCATCCCGCGCGTGCTCTCGGCGTCCTCGGCATCGGCCGCGCCTAACTCCTGCAACGCCTGGCGCAACCCGTCTATCTGCTCGTTGAAAAAGTCCTTAACTCCCTGCTCGCTGGCGGGGATGGACTTGAATTGTTCGTGTGTGACAATAATATGGTCATATTTCCCGGAAGCGATCCGGGAGAATAAGCGCCGGCGGTTCTCCTTTTTGAAGTCGTTTTCATCCGGGATCAATACCTTGCTGCCCGGATAAAGCGCCTCAACCGTCTGCCGGAACTGGTCCACGGTCGGCTTTTTCACCGCAATGATGGTTTTCCGCGCCAAGCCGACCCGCTTCAATTCGCGGTCCAGGATCGTCATTAGGCTGGTTTTGCCGCTGCCCACGCCATAGGCGAACACACAGCTACCTTGCTGCAGCCCGCGCTGCACGCCGTCCATGATATGCGCCTTGCGCCAGAACCAATCCGAGACGCCCGGCAATTTGAGGTTTTTCCCGTCATACTCGGGGGAGACAAAGCTGTTTTTCTGCCGGTTAAATTCCCGTTCCATCACGTCCCAAACCGGCAAGTTCTCGCGCACATACGCCCCTTTTTCCGCGTCAAAATAGCGATAGGGCACGCGCGTATCCGTGGACTTGGCCCATTTCTGAAATTCTTCCTTCATCTGGTCAACCTTCTGGTTGGCCAAGGTGCTGGCGTCCACGTCCTCGTAAGTCTTGCCGTCCCGGCCCGTGTAGGTAATGCGGATGCGCTTGGTATTAACCGCAGCATCCAGCAGTTCCGCCGCACTCCGCTCTTGCGTGGCCCATTCCACGCGCGACTTATCGCTTTGGTTGTACCGCGCGTAGCGGCCGCCTGTCTTCACGGCAAAACTCTCTGTCACCGGCACAAACCGCACTTCATCCCCGTTCAATCCTAATACCTGCTTGGCAAATTCGTTGTGGATCTCGACCGGTATCCAGCGCGCTTCAATGCCAAAGCGGATTTTCCCAAAGGGTTCAGTCGGCGGGATGATCGCTTTCAACGCCTCCACGTTCGCCAGATATTTGGGATCTTCCTTGGCGCTGAATATGGCCTTGGCGTATTTGTCCCGAATATCGCCCGCCAGGTACTCGAGGCGCGTTTCCAGCTTGCCGGTATCAGGGTCCCGAAACGCCAGATCCGCGTGGGTAAGCTGGTTTTCAATCTCGGCTTCATCCAGCCCGGTCAACTGCTTGAGGTAATCCAGATCCAGCCCGCCGCGGTACGCCTGGCTGATGGCCAAGGCGTCCGCCGCATTATCCGCCTTATCCGGCGGGGTGTCCACCTGCCCTACGCGCCCGGACAATACGGCCGCCGGCGTGATCGTGGTCATGGACTTGGAAGGGTCTTCCAGGTCTTGCGTGACTTTTACATTTTCCAATCCCAGCAGCGTGTAATAGTCCGGGTCGGTTTTGAGGTGCTTCAACTTCTGCAAGCCGGCTTTGGTGTTAATCTCCGTGCCCAATTCTTTCACCAGCGCCTTGTACGCTTTGGCCAGCTTGGTCCGGTTGCTTTCAATGTCGCCCGCCGCCACGCCGGCCGCGCGTTCCAACCGGTATTGCTCTTTAAGGGCGTCCCGCGCGCCAATGTAGAGTTTGGCCCGGTGGACCAACTGCTTGTTGTTGCTGTCCCAGGTCGGCAACGTCTCGGTGTAGTTCATGGACTGCACCACATGGCCGGATTTGTTGACGTACAGAGAGTAATCCTCGCGCTGGGTCGTCGTCGGCTGGGATTCATCCGCGGCCGGCGGCTGTAAAATATCCTTGGGCAGCCGGTCCAGCGCCGCGGCCAGCTTCGGCCCAAGCGGTCCATGCCCCTCAACGGTGTAACTGTTCTTCCGGTACATCGTGCCCGTGAGTGCATGTTTGCCTAGCACGTTTTCCGGGTGGTTGGCGTAATACTCATTTACCAGGATCGGCGCTTCGCTACCTTCCGGCGCCACGTCCACCACGTTCCGCCAGTTCTCCGCCGGGAAGGGTTTGCCGTCCGGCTTCCGCAAGATCAATAAGTCGGTGACAACCTCGGTATCCGCGCTTTCCTTGAACGCATTGTTTGGCAGCCGGATTGCCGCCACGAGTTGCCCCCGGTCGGCCAGGATGGCCCGTTGCCGCGGGTTGGCGTCCATGGTGCCCTTGCTGGTGATTGCCACCACCAACCCGCCCGGCTTCACCTTGTCCAGCATCCGCGCGATGAAATAGTTGTGCAAGTTCAGGTCCGGGTATTCCTTGCCTGGGCCAACCTCGTGAAACGGCACGTTGGTAATTGCCAGGTCGTAATAGCCATTCGGCAACTTAGCTTCCTCGAAACCCTGAATCCGCATGTCCGCTTCGGGGTACAGGTAGGACGCAATCTTGCCCGTCATGGGGTCAAGTTCTACCGCCGTCCAACGGGTATTGACCGCCAGGTTCTCCGGCGCGTAGCCCATGAAAACGCCGCTTCCGCTCGAGGGTTCAATCGCTTTCCCGCCCTGGTAGCCCAGGCGCGCCGCCGCTTGCCATGCCCAATCCACCACTTCCTTGCTGGTGTAATGCGCGTTGACACTGCTTTCGGCGGCCGCGTTAAACTCGTCTTCGGTCAGCAGTTTCTTGAGCGAGTCATAGGCTTTGCCGTATTTCTTCTGCCAGTTTACATCCCACTCCCGGCGCTCGGCCTTGCCTTCGTTGAATATGTTCTTGAACGATCCCCAGCCGGACCAGGCGGATAGGGTTTTGATTTCTTCCGGGGTCGGCTGGCGCTTTTCTTCCTCGAGCTTTTTGACGACGCGAATTGCGTCAATGTTGGCCTTGATCCGCTGGGTGGCGGTCGTGGGGGCGGGATTCTCCGTTAAGCGGAGATTGCGGCGGCCGGACTCGCCGGGGAGAAGGTTTCCGGGTCCAGAAATTGGTCCAGTTGTTGATCCACCGCTTGAAGTTGCGCCGGCGTCAGGTCGAACTTCGTCCCGCTTGCCGGGCAATCGGTCAGCATCGGTTGAAGACTTTCCTCCACGTCCAGTTCCGCCCCCGGCGGCTGGCCGTCCAGCATCCGTGCCGCTTGCAGGTTGTACGCTTCCTCTTTCTCCGTCAGATACGCCGCCAGCTTGCGGGTCGTCGCCAGTTGCACTAGCAGCGCCGGGTTGCGCTCCTTCAATGCCGCGATCATTATATCCGCTTTTTGTAGGCTGTTCAGCATTGGCTGGTTTGGCTAGTCCGCCGGCCAAACCACCGTTACCGGGGGTTTGCCGTTGTTCTTCGCCTTGTGGTAATCCGCGTCCGCCTTGATCACGTCCGTCAGGTCGCCCGGATTCCAGTTGGCGAGCCGGTTCAGGAGATCCGGTTTCGGGGCGGGAGTCGGCGGGTTTTTCGGAAGGTTTTTCGCGTTCATTTTGCCCAATCCTTACAAAAGAATCATAGGCTTGTTGGTCTAAAATTACAAGCCCATTCTTGTCTTTTTTCGCAATTAAATACGCGCCGCCGGCCTCTTTTGGGCGGTTGTTATCGTAGAGCAAAAGCAAGTCTAAATGGCCCTCGTCCACCAGTTCCAAATATCTGTGCCAGCTTTTGGAATAGCCAACGTGCCCGGCCCGGTTCACGTCCTCGGGCAAGTGCCGGCCGGTTTGAATTTCCCGCTGATGCGCGCGCCTTATCGCTTCGTCCGGGTGAACGGTTACCCCCATCATTACCGTTTGATGCCCGGCTTTCTTGGCTTCGATGATCAAAAAGCTATCGTCCCCGTGATGGCTCATGGTGGCGTCATACACGCCGGATTTCTTTTCGTGGACCAACCGCGCGAACGCGGCTTTGGCCATGAACGTGGATTCTTTGTGGACGATCACCGCCGCGCGTGGATCGCCGGCCGCCCGGATGCTTTCGTATTCCGGTATGCCGGCCGCGCCGGCGCGCTCCACGTCACCTTCCCCGGTTTTGAAGTCGTCCGCCGATATGGAAACCGTCTTTTCGGATTCGATCTCGCCGGTGGCGATCGCTTTTTTCAGCACCGTGGATTTACCCGCCGCCGGACCGCCGCCGGAAAAGATCATGGTCGGCTTGGTGCCGTCCGCGTGTGGTTCAACCAGGCCGGTTACTTTCTTGATCTGCACCAACTGCCAGTTGTGCCGCGGCGTGCCGTCCTCCATCGTCAACCGTTCGAGGGTCGGCGTTAAATCCGTGCCGAACGTGGCCAGCAATTTTTCGCGCGCGCCCTTCCAAAGCTGCACCTTGCCCTTGGCTTTCTCGGTGTTCAGCTTGCCGATCACCGCGATATTGTCCGCAATGTCCGCCAGCTTGCTCTGCACCGCGTCCCGGTTCTGACTCAACCGCGCGATATACTGATCGTAAGTCTCGCTGTCTTTGCGCCACGTTTCCGCGTCCACCGCGTCCGCGATGCGGTCGCCAAACTTCTGCCGGATCTCGTCCAGCGTGGTGTTGGTGTCCTCTACAATGTCGTGGAGATACGCGATCGCTTTCAACACGGGATCGTGAACCATGTCCGCCACGCGCTCTATATGCTCGCTGGCCAGATCGCCGGCGTGCCGGCGGACACCTACAAACCTTTCCAACATCAGCGCCTTGGCGCGCGCGGCCACGTCGTCCGCGCCGGGCTCGGTCTGGTTCGCGGTGGCGGTGGCTGCGTCTTTCTTAATCTCTTGTAGCTCTGGTTTTTCCGGCGCTTGCGCGGGCGCGTTCAAAGCGTCCAATTCCGCTTGCTTGCGGGAAATCTTGTTTTCCAACGCCTGCAACGAATGACCGTGATCGTTGATGGCCATGTCCTCGGCCACGGGCAATCCCTGCTTCAACTGCTTCAATTCCGCTTCGATGGCCTTGACGGACCGCGCCGGCTTTTGCGGTTTCACGGGCGCGGCCGCCGGCTGGGTTTCTTTAACCTCGGGGGTTAAAGGTTTCGCTTCACCCTTGGCGGTGAGCACCACCGATACCATGTGCGTTTTCTTGCGCGGCACATTGAGTTGCGCCACGGCTTTCTGTTGCGCGGCGTAGGTGGTTGGCGCTTGAACCTCGATCTTCTTTCCGTTGTAGAAAACATCGTAGGTGTTCAGCGCCGGCGTGGGCGGGGTTTCAATTTCGGCCAAAGTACCATCCGGCATCCGTTTGGCGGGAACGTCTTTTGTATAGTAACTGCCGTCCGGGTTCTCGATTCTTTTCTTAACCGTGAGATTGCTTTCCGCCGGCGGATTGGCTGACTTCAACGAGCTCACCTTGCGCACTACCCAATACAGCGGTTCGCCGGTAGTCAGGTCCGTGCCGGCGTGCATGGTGACGTGCGTTTCAGAGTTCCATTTAGAGAAGTCCGCTTCCGTAATCGGCTTGTCTGTTGCGGCAAGGTCCGGTTTCGGCACGTCCAGCTTGATTTTGTTGGCGGCCGGCGTCTCGCTTCTACTCTTTTCGGGTAGAACCGAATTGGCGGGCGGCGGCGCCTGGGTTGCCAACGTCGCCTTGAGATTCTGCAGCCGCGCCTTGTCCTTCTTGGATAGCACGCCTACTTCCGCGGCGGCTTCCAGTTCCGCTATCTGATCCTGGATCTTACTGATCCGGGGCGAGGGATCATTCGGCTTTGGCGCGTCCAACTGGATTTTCTTAACGTCCGGCAGATCATCAAACGGCGTCGGGGTGGATTGTTGGGCAGGCGCGGCGGGAGTCGTCGCCGCACCCGTAAGATTGCCCTGGGGTAACACACTCTCAACCTTAGAAGGCAACTCCGAAGGCGCCGCCGGCGGGGGAGCAACAAGGTCCTGTTCCGCGCCGGGCAGATTGGCCAACGCCGCGCGCACGCTCGCCGGATCAGACTTGGCCGCCGGGGCGGGCGGTACAACCTGCGTCGCCGGGGCGGGGGTGTTGCGCGTTTCTGCAACGGGCTTGGCCGCCGGGGCGGGCGGTGGGGGGGTGGCCGGCGTCGGCGTGGCGGTCGGCTGGGTATAAGGCACGCCCGCCTTTTTGGCAAAAGCCGCCACTTTTTCCGGGGTAGTCCCGGCCACTTCGGGGGAAACACCGCCGAACAATACCCGGGCTTCCGGGGAAAACTCACGTTTCCCGTTCGCGCCCTGTTTTTTAACGCTTTCGCGCAAGTTGGCGGCGATTTCTTCGGTAGCTTGCTGGAAGGCTTCGCGCGCGGCGGCTTGCTGTTTGGGCTCGGCCAGGCCGGCCAAGCCGGGAATACCCAAAGCGCCCAAGGTGATGGTCTGCTCGGCAAACTTCTTGAAAAACTCGGTGGGGTTTTCCTGGTACAACTGCCAGTATTCCGGCGTATTCAGGGCGTGCCCGAACGCCTGGATGCCCGCCTGTTCGCCGGCCAGGCCAATGGCCCGCGCGCCCATTTCATTTACCAACCCGCGCGCCATCAGTTTTTCCGCCACCTTCTTGCCAACCAGCTTGCCCCATTGGCCGGCATACGGGAATAGCGCGCCCAGCGCCGCGGATTCTACGGCCGCGCCCGGCGACCGGGTATCGGCGTAAGTACTCGCCCCGAATACCGCCGGCGCGGCGGCCCCGGCCGGGATGCCTAATGGCGCCGCCAAACCAGTACCCAGCAACGTGCCGGCGAGCTTTACCGCCCCGCCCGCGCCGCGTTCCAGCACGCCCACGATCCCCGGGGCTTGGGCGGCTTCAATTTCGGTGGGGAGTAGCGGGACGGTTGTCGGCATGTCGGCCACGGCCAGATTTTCCGCGCGCCCGCCCCCGGCCACGCGCCCAATATCGGCCGGGATTGCCAGCAAGGTCCGGCCCATTGAGGAAAAGGGAGATCCGGCAGCCGCGGCAATATCGCTGGGCAACGAAGGGGCAGGTAGATCGGGGGTGCTGATAATCTTCGCCAGCCGGGCGAATTGCGCTTGCCCCTCCGGGGTGGTGGCCATTGGCGCGAATTTTTGCGCGAAAGACTGCTCGATCATCGGCCGCACCGCCTGTTCCCCTAAAAAGTTCAGGGCGGCAAGTTCGTTGCTACTGCTGGGGATCTTCACCTGGGCGTTAATCGCGGGCGAAGTATCTGGCAGATCGTCAAACGGGTTTGCGGTAGCTACTGGCGCATCCGGTAGATCGTCAAAAGGATTTGGCATGGCTTACAAATCTTGTCCGGTCATTTGTTTGAAACGGGCGGAAACCGCGCGCGGATCTTTCCCGCGGGCAATGGCATCTTGCGCTTGCGCGCGTAAATTGGCGTGCGGGTCCGCCGCCGGCGCAGGGCGCTGGGTGGAACTTCTCATAGCCTGGTCGCCCACGCCGCTATTCTGGCCAGTTCCGGGAGCGTCCGGCGCAACCGCGGCGGGGGCGTTCGTTGCGGGGGCTTGGTCAATCCCCATTTGCATATCAAACGCGCGAATCGCGGACTGCTTGGACCGCGCATCCATCTTCCGATCGGCTAGGATCTCGCTTACAAACTTGGCGCGCGCCTGTTCCACGGCGCTGGATTTGGCCGCCGGGGGCAATCCGGTAGCGCTGGGATCAGCCGGCAAGCTGCCATTGGCTTCTGGCTGAAAGGCGCGCTCGCCCTGGTTCAATGTTACCAATCCCTGGGCAAACCGGCTGCCGGGGTTCTCGCTGCCGGGCGGATTCACCAAGGTTTGGTTCGCGCCTACGCGAAGCGGCGGATTGTTTACTTGCTGCCATTGGGTATCCGTCACCGCCGCCCCGTGTTGCACGGGCGCGCCCATCCGGGCGGCATACTTGGCCGTCGCATCCTGGCTGCCGTTGGATTCGATCATGGATTGCATCCGACCCATGAAGTCCATCGCCTTTTCCGGGTTTTTGCTGGCAACTTTGCCGAACGCGCGCATGGCGTTGACGCCCGCCGCTCGGGAGTCGCCCCCGCTGGTCATGGCAGATTGCAGGTTGGCAAGGCTATCAGCAAAGGCCGCTTCGTCCGCCTGTTCGGCTTTGATCTGCCCTTGTTTGGCATCCGCCAATCCGGCTTGGGCATGGTAAAGGCCCGCGTGGGCATCCATCATTTGCGCCTGTTGCTGGCGTTGGGCTTGCTGCGCGCGGAGTGCTTGGGCTTGCAACATGGTGCTGGCCATCGTTTGACCGATCGCCGCCACCCCTTGCGCGGCGTCCCCCCAAGGATTGTAGTATTGGCTCATAAAATCATCACCGCGGCATCCATTTTTTTATGGTTTGCCAAGGATTTGCTCCGGGGGCATAGGAATATGAATACCCGGTAAACGGATTTGTTCCAATGGTTGTTCCCGCCGGCGCGCCGCCGCCCCCGATCATGCCCGTGCCCACACCCATGCCCACTGCGCTGCCCACGGTGCCCAGCATACTGCCGATCCCGGAAAGCGAATCGCCGGCATGGCTGGCGGCTTCTAGTTGCAACGGGAGCAAGTTTGCTTGCCCGCGCGCGAGGTTGCTGGTCACGGCGAGGCGCTGGCTGGCGTCCGCGTTCTCCACGGCCCGGTTGCTGGCCCAATCGTTATAGCTGCCAATGCGCGCCGCGTTGCCGGCTTGCACGCGCGCCCAGGCGTTGCCGGCGTCCTGCGTGGCGGTCCGCGCGCGGTCGGTCGGCGTGCTGACCACCCGGTTACCGGTCCCCCCGGCGGCATCCAAAGGCACGCCCACCATTGGCTGGGTGGCTTTGGTAGCGGCTTCGATCGCCTGCAGCCGCGCCGCCTGCCCTTGCGCCATGTCTTTTTCGGCGGTATCCCGGCCGGCGGTGGTCATGGACTTGTTGACGACCGTTTCCGCCTGGCGCTGAAACTCTTTCTGCTTGGCCATGCCTTGCGCGCGGGCGCTTTCCATCGCCTGGCGGGACTTGGCGGCGCCGGCCATCTGCATCCCCGCCCCGGCAGCAGAGGCGGCTAAAGCGACTAAAGCAAGTGGGTACGGCATAATGCTCCTATTCCACGAAGGTACTGCTCGGACTGGTCACCCGGTTGCCGAACATCATGTTGGAAAAACTCTGCAAGCTGGGATCGTTGGCGCGCGCCGCCATGTTGCCCAAATAGACGTTTTGCCAGTCGGCAAACATATTGCCGATCGGCCTGAACGTGGACGGCGCTTGTAATCCTGACGTAGCGCTGGCCGCCTGGGCCGCCGCGATGCTGGGATCGCCACTGGCTACCAGTTGGTTGGTGATTGTGCTCTTTTGGTCCTGCACCTGCTGGCGTAACTGGTTTACCTGATCCTGCGCGGCGTTCCCCAGCGAAACATTGTTTTGCGCCAAGGCGTTGGCCAATGATCCTTCCCGTTGTGCCGAGGCGCCGGATTTAAGCAAACCGTTCCGCGCCAGCGCGAATTTCAGATTGTCGCCCGCTTCCTTGTATTGCTGCTGCACCTGGGGGGCGGCGTAGTCCAGATATGCCTGTTTCCGGGCATCGTAAAAGCTGTTATCAAAGCCGGCGAAACGCTGGTCAATATCCGCCATGCCTTGTTTGATTCGCGCCTGGCGTTCCGCTTCCATTTGGGCCGCGCCGCCATCGCCTCCACCGCCTCCACCGTACATAAGAGTCCTTTCGTTAAAGAAAAAAGCGCACCGGCGGGGAGCGACTCCCGCCAATGCGCTGATTGGTCAAAACTTACCGTCTCAATTCATTTATGACACCAGCCCTACCGGCTGGCAAGGGTTTTCCGCCGCGTCGTAATCCCGCAAACTGCTCCAAGTAATGGCGGCCGCAAACCCGCGCTTCAAATAGATCAGGTGCATGAACAGATCCACGTCCGCGCACCGCACGGCCGGCGCCAGCGCCCGCACGGCCGGGTCGGCGTGCGCCGCCATCATGTCCCCGGCGTGACACCGGATCAGGCATTGCACCAGTAACGTTCGCATTTCCAGCCGGTACTGCCGGCAAAACGGGTTGTTCGCCAGCAGATCGAAAAAGCGCCACATCGCATCATGGGCGCTAACGTTCCGTTCTTCCGGCCACGCGGCCGCTTGCACATTGGTATGCCACCAGCCGTAAAACAGGTGGCCCGGCCGGCCGCCCTGGTTGCTGGTAGCTCGCTCGATCTCGGTTTCGAGGATCGCCAAAGCCAATTCCTTGCTTTCCTGATTTATCCCCGTCTCGTCTAGCAGATCGTCAAAAGCGTGTTCGAAATTCCAGATCCGCCACATGACTTCGAACAGTTCATCGTCCCCGTCCGCCATCACCTGGAAAGCGTGAAACGATCCGTTGGGCATCACCGGTTCGCCCTTGGCCGTGGCGAGCGCCGCGGACTTGGCCAGTTCCTCGGGCCGAAGCATGTAATCAATCGGGGTCACTTGTTCGTGCCAGCGTTAAATTGCACCGTGGCGCTCGATAACCGCGCGTAAACGGCGCTGCTTTCCGTAAATTTCAGGCTGAAATGCGTCCCCACGCCGGTTAAAGGCACGCGGTACAGGCGGAAAGTCGGGGTGGTGCCGGTATAAACCTGGGTGTAGGTCGTGCCGTCATAGTCAAACGCCGTGGATACCGCCCAGGTCCCTTCCATTGCCACGTCCATCCCGGTAAACACCTTCCGCGTGCTGGGCATGTCCGCGCTTAAATACGGGATCGTGGCCGTCACCCCGCAATTCTCGTAGGTTTCCCCATCCGACCCGCCGTAAATATAGATACCCGCCGCATCCCGCGTGTAAACCTTGCCCTGATACACCACAAACTTGTCCGGGCGGAAGGGGAGATTGCTGCCGCTATAGCGGAAAGTTGGCGAATAGGTGGACCAGGCTGCGATCTGGCTCGATGGGAAGTAGCTAAAAACGTAAATCTTGCCCTGGGTCGTGGCGTTGTCGGGATCGGGGACATAAACCCAATACCGGTTATTGGTCGGCTCTACGCACCCGCACGCCTTGGCCTTGAGTACATCCGGCAAGCCGGCAATGATCGGTTGCAAAATGGAATCAATCGGCGTCCCCACGTCCGCCAGAATCGCGTTATTGCTCGAATCGCGCACGCGGATGGACCGCACGCCATTATCCGCCAGGCAGTAAACATCCAGATCGCCCACGTTATGCACCGACAACGGCGCTACCGTGCCCACGTTGGGCAGGATTTGGGCCAGCTTGAATTGCGCCGGGTCGGGATCATATTGGTAAATAATCGTGTTGCGCCGGGAAAGCAAAGCGATCTTCCCCTGATACGATGCCAGCCCGTTTAATTCTTCCTGGGCAGAAAACTGGTTATTTGTTTCGATGAAACCCGATCCCAATCCTTGGCCCTCAAACATGGTAGGGTCGCCAATCGCAGAAAAGTACACCGTGCCGCCGCTCGTAAAATACACGCGGTTGGCCAGGGTTATGGCCGCATTGGGTTGGGTGCCGATCACGTTACCGGCTGCCATTGTGAACGTTCCGGTAGAGGATACTATGTCCAACCGCAACTGATCCAGCGCGCCGCCGGGGGTGTCCAGGGCCAGCGCATACTTTTTACCACTGCCCGCCCCGCCGGCATAGCCACCGGCAAAAGACAGCGCCGTAAACTGGTAATTGGTGAAGGATGTAAGGAGCGCGGGCATGTTAGATGAAAAAGAGATTTCCGGTTACAGTCACATACTTACCTACCCCGGCCGAGGAATCCTTAAAGGTGGCCGTGATCTGCATTAGTCCTTTGACATACAAGAACGTGTCTATGGTGATCAGCACCGTAAACTTGCCGTTCGCATAGGATAATGAAGCGCTCGGGCCGTCCGCCCCACTAGCGGACTCTTTTTTCCCCCAGGGAACAAAGGAGCCGGAGGAATTTGTAGATTTCCAAGTCATGTTGGCAGTATTTAATGCCGAAGATGACAACGTGTAAGGAGTAGTCCCGCCGCTGATAACTGGCGTGGCATCCGCGCTGTAAGTGTTATAGATCACGCCCGCGCTGTAAGTTTTGTCCGCAATCGTCGCGTGCAAGGCGGTTGGAAAATAGCCGTTGCCGACATAGCCGCCGGCGGTAATCGCGCTCCCGCCGGTCATATTCACGCTGTAACCCGTAGGCAAGGGATCGGTGGCCGGGTCGCTGGTCCGCACCCGCTTGCTGATTACAACGTTATAGGTGTATTGGTTTGGGATGGTGGTAGTATCCACCAGCACCACATAAGCCGCGGTGTACCCCGTGGTGGCGGCTTTGGCTTGGATCTGCGCCGCAATCGCCGCCGCAAAAACATCCGGCGTGGCGCCCGTCGCGCTGGCGTTCATTAGGTTGGTCGTCACCCCGCCGACCGTCACATTCACCTGGTCGCAAGTGTCGCTGTTGTTGGCTGCCGTCAGTTGGAAGCTCGCCGCGTCCGTGCAAAAATCGTTTACGCCCGTGATCGTCAGATAGGCGGAGTTGTTGGACGTGGCGTTTTCGTTGGTGTGGATGGAGATTTGCGCGCCGCTATTGATCGCGGTGTACCCGCTGGGCGTGGTATTGATCGCCGCCGCAATCGCCCCGGCAAAGTTGTTTACATCCGCCGTCATGTCCCCGCTCCGGGCGGGCATTACCAACGGCGTGCCGGTATAGGAAAACAAATCCACCGTGTTACCCGCCGGCGTCGTCACCTGCAGCCGCCGGATGCCCGCGGACCGCATGGCGCTGGCGGTTTGGGAGGTCTTCCCGGTCATGTTTACTGCAACGGTAAATGTATTTAATCCCGTAACCGTGATTTCAAAAGTTCCGTTGAGCGCGTTATTGGCAGTGTTAAACCCGCTCAAAGTCACCCATTCGCCCGTATTCCATCCGTGATTAACGCCTGTGGTGATCGTGGTAGGAGACGCAATCGAAAATGAGCTTACCGCAATCGCCGTCCCGCCCTGTCCACCGGTGATCTTAAATTGCGCCACGGCGCCATAACTTGGGGTGGGCGAGATCGGCGCTTCGGAATACGTCGCGGTAAAGTCGTCGGTCGTCCCGCTTACCACGCCCGCCGTAACGGTAAACTGCATACCGTAATCACTGTAAACGTCAAAGCTGGTCGCCGCTACCTTGTTGGTCACATGAAACCCGGCCAATCCGCCGTTGTCCCCGTCCAGCAAGGCATACATCCGGTTAATGAACGAGGTGGCCGTAATCAAGTACCCTTGATACCACTGCCCCAGCGCTACCCCGTCGTAAAAGACAAAAACCACGTCTTCGAACGTGTCCGGGAAGGTAGAATTGTTGGCATCGAAAAACCGCGCGGCCACCCAGGCTTTCCCGCCAAAATTGGCCGTCACGTCCACCCGGTACATTTTCCAAGTGCTATCAATCGGGTTGGTCAGTTGCTTATAGGTCAACTGCGTCGGCAGGGTCGCCGGGGCGCTGGCGCTCCCGAACACCGTCAAGCCGGCGTCAGTTTCTTCCAAACCGAAAAAAGCCGGCATGACGTAGATCGTCATGGCCGCGTCCGGCGTGAGCGTGGCCCAATATGGATCGTCTGACCAGATCACCCCGGTCCGGTAATAGGTCGTAGCAATCGGGTCTTGGTCCAACACGGCCACCAAGATGCCGGAATGAAGAATATCAGAAGAAGTCACCCGCTTGCCTACGTCCGTGGCCAGGAAATACCCTACCGGCGAGGTTGGCGTTTGGCTGATCTTGTAGTAGTACGATACGGTGCCGGAGATCGTAATGGTGGACGACGACATGATGGTAGCGCGCACATCGCCGCCGCTAAGGCCATACCGCACAAACGCCTTGCGCTTCTCGATCTCCCCGCCGGCCGTGATATGCGCGTTGTCCAACTCCAACAAACTGCCCGCCGGCAGCGCCAGCTTGTACTTGCGCGCGTCCAATCCCGCCCGAAAATCGTTGATGGATAGGTAAGACATGTTATTTCCGCTTCCGCCGGCAGCGCGGGCGGATGATCTGCCGGGCTGTGTCCAACAGGTAGTTGATCGCCACGATCGAATCCCGCGCCATTTCCCCCCGGCCTCGGCGCGCGGCTGCCTCGATCTCGCGCCCTAACTGCGCTTCCCGCACAAAATGATAACTTTCGGTTGCCATTATTCATCCTCCAACCAGCACCACAACAACCAGCACAGCGCGCCGGCACAACCCAGCGCCCACAGCAGCATTAGCCCGCTATTCGGGGTCGGGTTCATTTTGCCAGTGCGGCGGCACTTCGCCGGCAATGGCCGCGTTCATGGCCGCATCGCAATAGGCGTGCAGCTTGTCCTGGGTATCAATGTCAATCACCCCGCCGGCGAATAGGTCCACGATATAATCCTTCGTGGCTTTGATGAACTTGGCGGCATCCGGCGCGGCTTTGATGCCGGCCTGAATGAGAGCGATGATGGTTAGCGGGTCCATAAATCACTTGGGTAATGCTGCGGTTGCGGTGGCGGCCAGTCGTTGACCATCGGCCAGTATTGATTCCAGCGTGGTCAGGTTCGCCGGCACGGGATGCAACAGATACGCCTTGCGCGCCGCGGCCCAGCGCAGATTCACCTGCACGGCCACGGGGCGGACGGCATCCAGGCTATGCTTTATTTGCGGCGAGATTTTCCAGAGCATCGCCCGGTTATCCCGCTCAAATTTGAACGCGAAGTCCAGCGTGGCGTAGGCGCTGGCATAAGCGGCGTCCGCAGAATACAGCGCCAGGTCCGGTTTCTGCCCGGCCTGCGCGTAGCTGCCGCCGGCGGCCAGCGTGGGCGTCTTGCAACCGGATGCCAGGATGGTCATGGCCAGAATCGCGGCGAACACCAAGGCAAAAAGCGTATCGAATAGCGTCCAGCGGGGTTGATCGGAATAGGTTTTCATTGTTTGTCCTTGGGGGTGTTTGTGCCGAACCAGATGGCGTTAATGATGCCGCGCAAGCCGCCGCCCGTAGCGATGGCGTGATACGCGCGCGTGATATACGGCGATAGCAGCACGGCCAACGTCACCGGCCCGCGCCATTTCTCGGGCAGCAAATTGATTCCGGGTATGTCGTTCATTTTATCACCCATTCGATTAGTTTTTCCGCCTTCATCACCAGAAACATCAGCACCGCCGCCCCGCCCATGATGCCCGCAATCCGCACCTTGGCGTTGGAGATCCAAACTTCATGCCGCTCCACCTTCTCGATGATCCCCTCGCGCTTGAACGCGGGTTCGCCCACCAGAGCCCGGTGAATCTCGTTAAGTTTGGCTTCCTGTTCGGGGCTCATAACTTACTTCATTGGAATAGTTATCTTCCAATCCGTGCTGTTCGTCTGCGGCGCAACGGTGATGCTGCGGAAATTGAAGATGGTAACTCGCGGCTGAATGTCACCCGCAACACCAACGCCCGCATTAAACAACCCCTGCATCTGCTGTCTGCTTAACGTAAGCGGCGCAACCGGATGAGTTGTTACCGTGCGCGTTGTAACAGAGACACCGTTGGTGCTGGTAACGGTTTGTTCGTTGATAGTCGGCTTAATCGCAATCGAACAGGTGAAGTTCGTGCCGCTCGGCGCAATGAAGATACGGCTCAAGTTCGTGGTGGTCACAAACTCACCAGTTTCAATGCCCATCTGTCTTGCGCCATCCAGCACCGCATCCAGTTGCGCGGCGGGAATAGTTTTAGTTGCGACACGCTGAATGTTCGTCGTATCGGCCAACGCAATGCTGGCGGTGAGTGCCAAGATAAGTAGTGTGGTTTTCATAATCTACGCTTGATGTTTCCGCCACTTTGATAAATGGCTTGTATTTCCCCTGCTGTAAGTTCCCGATTATAGACGGCTAGTTCGTCAATCTGTCCGGTGAAGTATTCGTTACCGTCTAGTTTCTCTTTACCTATCACGAAAGTTGAAAAGTCAGCTCGAATAGGAGAACTGCTGGCATTTAGATAAACGTCATCACCCGGAATATCGGCGGCCAAGACTCCATCCAAGTAAACCTTCTGCTGACGGTTTCCATTCAGCCCAAAACTGTTAAAGGTGAAGGCTAGATGATGCCAAGTTCCGTTGGTTGGAGATGCTGGCAACGGATACCCATAAGTTGAATATTGGACGCTATCGTTGTAGGCTATCAACGCAACAAGCGTTGGCGTTCCATAGTCGGTAAGGATTCCCGGCAACCAAGTCCCATCCTCATTTGCCACAAAGAAATATCTGTTCACCGGAGGCCAATCATACCGCACCCAAAACTCTACTGTTTGCGCGTTGATGGCGGCGGCGAAATTGGCATCAGTCAATGCGGTCAAATAACTGTCATTCCCGTCAAAGGTTGCAGCATTACCGTGCTTGCCAGCGGTAAAAGTCACCGAGCCATTTACGGTCAGATTATTGCCAATCGAAACCGTAGCAGACTCCATCGGGGCGTAGAACACACATCCCGTAATATCTCCCCCAAGAGAAGCCACAAACACAGGGTCACTCAACGACTTAGCGTAAGCCGCAATCGCTACAACCAACGCACAAGATAATGCGATTAGGCGTTTCATTGTTTCGATTTGATTGCCACCGCTGTATCCGCGTGATTCGTTGACCACGCCTGCGCGGAAATGTAGGTGTTTGTTGTCACCGTGTTCGTCACTCCGCTGCCGTTCAGCCAAGCGAGCGAGTTGGTGATGATGACATTCACACTACTGTTGGCATCCACTCGTAACGTGGAAGCATATCCAGATTGTGCCGAGCCAAGAATCACCAAGAGATTATTGAGGTTCGTCGCGGAAACAGTCTGCAATCTGCCACTGGTGAAGTTCCAAGCTACGACGCCGTTAGTGGCATAGGAATTAGTCCCTACCGTGACTGTCCCCATGTCAGTGAACGTGCTATTTATTTGCCCAAATGTCGCATACCACAACACATTGGTTTCATTACTCTGTTGAACGTCCTCGCCCCAACAATTTACATCGTAAAAATACCAATAAGGCGTATCATAATGGAAATAATTTCCGGTAGTTGCATTGGTGTAATTGCCATTTTGATAAACATACGCCCCAGCCCACGCCCCAGCGCCAATACAGTTCATATCATCACTACCAGTGACATAAACCGTGTTTGTCCCATAGTCCACCAAGTTGGTCGTGACGGTGGGGGTGAGGGTGATTGGTGCGGCCGTCATTACCGCCGTGGCAATGTTGGTGACGGTGGTGTAGTTTATTGCCGTTGGGTATGGCCCGGAGTTAGGGCCCGCCCAAACCAAGCAACATTGCAACCCCAGCAGTAAAATTAGCTTTTTCATGTTAGTTCCTGGTCAAACGCACCGTGTAATCCGTCCCGCCCAGGCTGGTTAAAGTGGCGGCAGTGCTGCTGAAAATTACCTGGATGCCGGTCGCAAACCGCAACCCGTCCCGGCCAAAGCTAAGATCAAACGTCGCGCCGGCTGCCACCAGTTGCGTAACTACCGGGGTTTGGCCGTCCTCTAATCCAAGGTCGGTTTGGTCATGGATCTGCAAATAAACGTCCACTCCGTTGTTGTTCTTTCCTTCCACCCGCAACAGATTGGCCGCCCCATCGTGCCCGCGACCGACAACAGCCGTCGTCAAATCCCCTTCCACCGTGGCGCTCGCCGGCAACGGGAACGCGGCCGATTCGATCTCCACCCGCACGTCCACGGTTTCGGTCGTCGCCTTGGTCAAAGTGGCTTCGGTCGTGGAAACCACCAGCAACAGGTTGCCGTTGGTCGGCAGGGCGCTGGCCAGGTTGGCGGTGATCAAAGGTTTCTGGCTATAATCGAAAGTGAACCCGCGCTGGCCGTCCACCTGGACCGAATAAAGCGGGGATGCCCCATTGGACAGGGCTGAAAGCGCCGTGGCCGCATAAAGGTGAAGGTAATACATGCTGGCCGCGCTGCCATTCATAAAACCTTCGAGGCGCACAAGGTTGGGCCGCGCGCCCACGTCCGAAAGGATCAGGCTTAATACCGCGCCGCTGGATTTAATGGATCTAGTCATAATCTGCCTATGGTGTGTAGTTAACTGCAATCGTTGGTTTCGGCCCGCCGCCGCGGATAGTGGCGCCGCCGCCAATCACAAACGTCTTCCGTTCGATCGGTTGCGGTTGGGCCGCGCGCAAGGTGTTTAGCCGGTCCTGCGCTTTGGCGAGCTTCGCCTGGGCATCGTTCTGGCCTAAGTTGGCCAGGATCTCCGCCGCGGCAAAATAGACAATTAGCTGGTCGTCCAGGTCCGCCACGTCAGAATTGGCGGTAATGCGGTTAATGGTCCGCTGGCCGGTCAGCCGCAACGTGCCGGCCGTTGCCGGGATCGGCCAAACCTCGATCTTGAGCGCCCCGCCGGTGTAGAGCATCCGCCAGCGCGTTACCGGGTCCAGCCGCGTGCCGGCCTCACTGTCCACAATGTTGTATTGTTCCCCGGAAATGCCCGCTTCCACACAACTCCACCGCCCGCCCGATAAGGTTTCTACCTTTACCTCGTGGTCGCGGCAGGGATTTTCCACGGTGGCATTGCCGGAATCAGTCCGGGTGGGGTAACTGTAAAGCCGCGTCCCCGCCACCAGCGTTACATCCGCTTCAACCGTCAGAAAGTCCCACCGGTATTTTGCGCCTAAAAACTCCTGCTGGGCCGCCAGCTTGGCTTTAAGCACATCGTCATTACCCGTGGCGTCGGAAGACAAAACCTGGCCAATCTCCGCTTTTAACAGCGTCACGAGGTTGGCCAGGGTTTTGCCGCGCATAAATCACTTATTCCGTAGGCGTTTCGGCCGGGGTTTTCTTTCCCTTCGCCGGTTCGGCCACGTTTTCAATGCCGATCTCCGCAAACGACGCCGGCAGCTTCGGCAGCGCCCCGGGGAACAGTTCCTTGACAATCGGCTGCTCGCTTTTACCGCGGACCGGATATTTCCCCATCAGCCGGTTCACTTCTTCCACGTCGCTCCGCTTGACTTCGCCGGCCGCGACGGGGTTCATAATCACTTTCCCAGCCCCGCCGGCGTTCGCGCCGTGGAGGGTTTGGAGTACCACCGCTTCCGCCGGGGTGATCCCCAAGCCGGAAATGTCGGCAAACTCGTGTAGCTTGATCCTGCAGTTTATGGTCTTCATGGTGTTTGGTTTCAACGATGGCGGTTTTACTGGTTGAAGTTATGAAGCGCCGGCAGGGCGGCGGCCATCACGCCACCCCGCCGACACCCCAAACACCCACCAATTACGGAGGGAAACCGTTAAACGAAACCGCCTTGATCAAGCAGTTCGTGTTGGCCGCCCCACTGGTCACGGATAGCAACCTCACCTTGCCCGCGCCGGTTAAGAGCGCCGCCGGGACGTTGGTGGATGCCACCACTTCCGTAGTGCCGTTGGGCGTCACTACAAACGTGAACTTGTCCCCGGCTATGGTACTGGCGTTTACCCCATCCCCCACCTTGGCCAAGACAAAGGTGATTGAGTTGGTCAGAGTAGCGGCTGTACCTACCAGGCGCACCGTTACGTTGGCGTTGGCGTTGGCGGCACCATCCGCCGCGGGCCAATTCGCGCAATCGGTAAAGATCGCACTGTTGGTAACGCGCGTGCCGGCGCTGTTCGTGTAGTCGTAGCTGCTCCCGTAGGTGAACACCCCCGTATTGGTCAGCAACAACGGGTAGCTGCTGGCCGTGGTGTTGAGGAACGACTGGCTTTTGAAGCCGCCGGCAAAGGCGGTCGTAGCCACGAGAAGCGCCACAAGGGCGAAGACGTATTTGAACATGGTTTTCACTGTTTTACCTTTTGTTATAGTTATGGTCGGTTTAAGCCCCGGCGGGGGGATTACCCCCGCCGGGATGGTGATTACTTGATCTCGTAAACGCCGTGGCAGTTCAGTTGATCGAACGTGAGCGCGCCGGTCCAAGTGACGGCCTTTAGCAAGACGTACTGATCGTACGGCCGCGTCGGCTTTTGCACCACCATGTCCTGCCCGTCCATCGGTTGGAGGGTGATATGCCGGCTGTCCAGGATGTACGCCCGCTTGCCCTTGCCCAACTGATCCAAGGTCGGATCGTACTTGAACACGAGGTTGTTGAGCGCCACATCGGCCACGCCGACTTGGGTTTCGTCCTTCTTGGACAAGCCCGCCTGGGAGAACTGCATCTTGCCGAACAGTTCCTCGCGCAAGGCGGAGAGGAAGTCCGAACCGGCAAAGGCGAGGTCCGGGCGGCCGCCGTACCGCATCAGTTGAACCATTTCATCGTTCAACGTGCGGACCAGCGTGGAGTTGGCGGCGCTGGGCGTGATCGCGTTCGCGCCCACAAGGGTACGATGCCGCCACCAGCTATACGTCGCGCGGTCCAGGCTGCCGATCGTGCCGCTGGTCGCGTCGTCGTCCAGCACGGCCAACACGCCGGGCATTTGCTTGGCGTCCTGGCTGCCGTCCTTCCAGCACATGGAGTTCATCGAACGCGCGAAGGATTCGCCAAAGTCGTTCGTCAGCACCGCCTTGACGTAATCCTTAACGATCTGGATTTCGCCCGAGGTCGGCGCCGCCGGCGCTTTGCCGTCCACGATGGACACGCCGCGCTGCTTGAGCTCGGTGTAATCCAGCACAATCCCCGCGTGGACTTCCCGCCAGGGGTATTTTGCCCGGAGGATGTTGTCCGGGTGCACAAACCCAACCTGATCGGTGTGGCTGTACCCGGCGAAGAAGCCGGCCGTGTCCGCCGCCACCGCCCCTTGCACGGGCAGGCTGATATAGCCCTGACCGCCGGGGAACGTCTTCTGGCGCTCTTTCAGGGCGGCCAAAAGGGGTTTTTCCTGGATGTTCTGAATCAGCGGATCTTCCTTGACGTAGAAATCAAGGGCGCTGTTCACCAAATTATCGAAGTTACTGAAACTGATCGCCATATATTTGCTTTCGCTTTGTGCCAATCAGCTACCCGGTTAGCGCGGCGTCCATAGCCTCGTCTAAATTCCGCGGCCGCTGGCTGGCGGTTACGGATGATCCCGGCTTCGGCCCCGGCCGGATTGCCCCCGGGCGCGGCAGCATTTTCCCGATCTGCTGCCGTACCGCGTCCAAACTGGCTTGGGCGACTCCCACCATTTCGTGTGAGTTCAACGGCCGTTTGGCTTCGGCAATCTTCTGTTGCAATAGCAACGCGGCCTTGGCTTCCACCAAGTCCTTGATTCCCGCGTAATCAGGATCGCGCGAAACATTCTTTTCCCAGGCATCCAGCGCCGTCACAATCTGTTGCCGGCTGGCTTGCGCCTGTTCCTGCTGTTGCCGCTGTTGTTGCTCGGATTGCCGCTGCTGGGCCGCTCTCGTGGCGGCCCGCGCCTTCTCAATCTCGATCGCGTCCGGTTCGCTCAATTCGCCGGTTTCAACCTTTTGGGTCAAATCCTGGCTTACCAGCTTCAAACCGGAACGCCCGCGGGCGTCGTCCAACAATGTTTCCAGCATTGGCACTGCCGCTGCCGGATCGGTCGCAAACGTCCGCATCAACTCGCGCGCGTTTTGAAATCCCTGCTCGCCACCTGTGTAGCTGATCAGTTCATCCACCACTTGCGCCTTAGGCGTCAACTGCTCCACCTGGCCGGCCAGCGTCTTGCTCTTGGCAATTTGCCGCTGCCATGCCGGATGCTTATGGAAAGGAACATTCTCTGCCGCCTCCTCTTTCGGTTTGCCCGGATCATCCTGCTTGGGCCCGCCGTCTGACTCGGCCTTTCCTGCTTCCGCGTTTGCATTGGTAGGCGATTCCTCTGCGGGCTTGCCTTCGGGGTTGGTTTCGCCGTTCAACGCGGCGTCCATGACTTCCGAAAGCGAGCGCGGTTTAGCGCCTTCTACGGTGGACGGGTCCGTAACGTCTGCGTTAGCGTCCGTGGGATTTGCCGCGGGCGATTGCGGCGTAGCGCCTGATCCGGCTTCTGCGGGTGCAGTCCCGCCGGTGGGATTGGCCGGTTGCGATTCGGCCGGTAGCGCACTTTCTGTTTCTGTCATAACTCCGTCCCTCCTTTATGTCAATGGTTTGTTTTTATGGTGTTTGGTTTCCTGCCGCCGGCGGACCGCCAGCCGGCAAAGTGGCTTGCATTTGCGCCTGGGCCGCCAGCGCCGGATCGTAGGCGTCGGCCAACTCGAGGCGATCATCCAGGCGCTTCAACCCTTCGCGCGCCATGAAGTCCGGTTTAATGCCGGGGATCTGCTGCAATAGCGGGGCAAGGATCTGGAAGTTTTGCACTTCCATGTTGCGGTTGGGCCGGCCGCTGCTGCTCGCCTGGATCTCGAGGAACAAACTCTTGGCGATCTGTTCCCGGTTAAATTCCGGCCACTCCGCGCCCGGGCCGGCAATCTCGGTTACCGTTTCCCGGCTCATGTTTCCCAGCAAGATCTCCCCGCCGGCGCGCGCCATCCAGGTAAGCAAGTCGTCCAAGTCGTCCACGTTCGAGGATACCGAACTAATCCGGCTGCCCTCGGCAATGCTGCTTTGCGTGGCCGTCACGCGCGGCTGGACCGGGCCCAGGTTAGCTTCCGCGCTCCCGACCACGGTCAAAACGTCCGTCATAACGTGCTGCGTGTCGTAAACGGCCGGGCTGGGCGGGATCGTGGGGATCGGTTGGATCAGCTTCGCCACATCCTCGCCGGGCGCCATGCCGTTTAGCTTGATCGCCACCCCGGGCGTGCCGCTGGCCAACGCCGTGGCGTCGGCATCTGATAGCGCCGCCGCCGCCGATACCGCATACCGGGGCAACGCATGGATACGGTGTAACCGTAGGCAGTCCCGACTCCGGTTGATTTCCTTCTGCAACGGCATCAGCAACCGCACATCGCTGGTCGGGTAAATGGTTACATCTTTCTCCGGCAGGTTCTTTTCCACCACCACGCGGTTGAACACCAAGGGTTGGTACGGCCAGAAATCTTTTAGCGCCGGCATCGGCGCGCCCGGTTCTTCCAGGAAGTCCGGGAAGCCATCGCATACCACCAGCTTTAGCTGCGTCGCGTGGTCATAGATCTCCCACACGCAAAAGCGCTTTTCCGGCCCGGCGGTTTTCTGCTGCGCCGCTTCGATCGGATTAGGTTCGCTCCCGTCCTCGGCATACACGACCGCCCCGCTCCCATTCAGCCGCACGCCGTACGCCTCGAACACCTGCGCCGCGGTCAGCATAAATTCCTCGGCCAACCAGCGCGCCCCCACCAGCCCGCGCAACTCGGTGCAATTCGGGTCCACAATTATGCTCGTGGTCTTCGGGAAGTTGAACACCAACCCTTCCCGCGTGATCGCGCCCGCGCCACATTCCATCTGGCATTTCAGCGCATTGGCCATAATCTCCAACTCCGCCACCAGCGATGAATCCGGGTCCTGCTGCGCGGCTAATTCGCCGGCGCGCTCGGATAACGCCTTTAGCTGGTCCACCAACCCATGTTTTTGCGCCGTCGCCTGGGGATAATCGTCCGTTTCCCGGTAATATCCCGCCTTCACCCAACCTACCCGGCACGTTAAACCGGTCAGGACCAGCTTTTTCATGCTGGTTTTGAAATCCGGCATCTGCGCCTTTAGCTGGTCCTCATAAACCAGTTCCAGGGTCACGGCCACCCGATCCAGCGCCGCGCGCACCTTTATCCCGTTCTCGTAGTCCGCCACCAACGCCAGCGCTTCCGCCGGCGGGGGCGGCACCGCCGCGCGCACGTCCACGCCCGGGTTCGCCGCTTGCGCCTGCTGCAACATGGCCATGCTTTGCTGGACCGCCGCTTGCGCCTGTTGCAACTTTTGCACGTCCCCGTCCCAAATCTTGAACTCCAACCGCTGGCGCTTGCGCGCGATTGCTTTAGGATTCTTGGCGTAAAGGCTGGCTTCCTTCTGCGCCAAGTGCCGTTGGACAATGTTCGCCTGGTACTTGCCATCATCCCCGCTCAATTCCTCGTCGCCCCACTGGTTGCCGGCCGCAAATTCCATTTCCTCCCGGATCTTGTCAAAAATCGGTTTCCAAAATTCCTTGCCGCCCTTAACCCGCTCCGTCCATTCCTTCACCAGCGCCGCGCGTGACGGGGCCGGCTGTTCCACCGGCTGCGGCAGTTCGCCCGTGATCAACATTTGTCCGGCCGCCACCAGCCGTTGCGGCAAGGGCAGCTTTCCTTGTGTGCTTTGTTCGGTCGTGGTCATAAATCAATATCCCGCGATGATCCCTTTGCGCTTCGCGGCTTGCGCTTGTTCGTGGTTCTCTTTCACCCAGGCTAACGTGCCCGGCTTGGCGCGCTTATCCCATGGCTCCGGCGTCTCGGCGCCGACCAGCCGATCTAATCCCATCCCCACATGCGCCAGCATGTCCACAAAGTCGTCATGGGCATCGTTCGGAAACTTGAGTAGCTGTTGCTTGGCTTTCGGCCACCACGCCGCGAACGCCGGAAAGTGAACCTTCCGCATGGCCATCCGGCCGCGGATGGATTGAGCCCGCTGCTGCTTGTCCACCACCGGCACCACTTCGTCCACCGCGCAAAATACCTTTTCCTCGATCATCCGCCGGCGGAGAAACGGCCCGACTGACTTTGTGATATGTCCCGATTCCGCCCACCACGTTACCGGCTGTTGCCGGCGCATGATCCCCAGCATGGCTTCGATCACCACGTCTGTGGGTTTCTGCTCCCAAAAGAGTTCGTCCAACACCCAAACATCCCCCGCCGGGCAGATCCCGACCGCGCCCATACAGGTAAAATCCGCCTCCTGCCGCGTGCTGACCGCGTGATCGCTGGCCGCGTACCGCCGTAAATGCTTCGGCAGATCCTCCCGCTGATACTCGCAAAGCCACTCCGCCAGGAAATAAGTGCCGGATTCCGGGGAAGGATTGCACTGCGCCTGGGTCTGGAAGTCCGCGCGCACGAGGGGAGACTTGTGCTGGCGCATTTCATCCCAAAACGCGAACGGAAAGCGCTCCGGCCACAAGGGTTCATCTATCCGCCGGTTCATCGGGTCGTCCACTTCCGCCAGCGCCGGCAGCCGGATCACCGTCCACCGTTGCGCCTCGCGCTCGTCGTAATGCTGGTTGGCCGGATCTATCAACCGCCCCTGTACATCGTCTTCATGCCGGCGTGTGCCAATGATCAACACCCACCCGTTGGCGTCGTTCAAGCGGGTTTTACAGTCGGATATGTACGTCTCCCAAGCGTGTTCCCGGACCGCCTTGGACCGCGCTTCCTCGCTGTTTTTGAAAAAGTCGTCAAAGATGATCCAATCCGCGCCAAACCCAGCGCCCAACCCGGACCGGCCCGTGAACTGCACCGCCCCGCCCCCGTAAACCTGCAACCGGTCCATCGCCTTGGAGTCTTCGCGTAGCTGGCAGTCCCGCCGGGTGAAGATCTGCTTGTACGGCTCGCTCAACATGCAATTCCGCACGTCGCGCCCGTGTTCGTTGGCCAAGCTGTCCGTGTGCGTGACAACGATCCCGCTCTTTTCCGGGTAAAGGCCCAGCAACCATGGCACAAAGCGCCGCACCGCGAGTTCTGTTTTGCCGTGCCGATAGGGCACCTGCAGCATAAGGCGCTTGATTTGCCCGCGGGCCAGCTTCTCGAGCCGGCCGCCAATGTAGCTATGGTGTTCCGCCGGCTGATAACGCGATAACCGGGGATTCTGCCGATCCGCCGCCACCGGCATGGTCAGCCGCGCGAACTGAATCAGATCCACCTTCGCCAGATCCAGGTACGCCAACCGCTCGTTTAGCTGGTTGACGGATAGCTGGGACAGGCTCATGGTGATGATCAGCAACAGTGTCATGGGTTATTCCACCCCTTCGATTGTTTCCTCCGCCTCGATCGCCGCCGGCTCGCCCGTTTCCTCGCCGGGCTGTCCCTCTTTGAAGCCGCGGCTCATGGCGTCGTCCAGGTCCTTCGGTTTGCCCTCGAGCTTGCGCCGCAACGCCAGCGCCTTGCGCGCCCGCGCCGCCTTGCTGCCCTTGCCCTTGGCCGCCGCAATCAGTTTCCCCAGGGGAATATCCTCGTCCATCGGGACCCCGTGTTCCTCGTGCATTTGTCCCGGGCGTTCCTGGGCCATTTCAATGTGCTTTTGCATAATCAATCGTGCCGCTTGTATAAACCTGCTTCCCCGCCTAGCTGGCGGATACGCTCCCGGAGTTGCTCCGGCGTAGCCGCCACCATGTCCACCGGCCCGCCATCCTTGCCCGTTACCTCGGTGGCCGTCTTATCCCGCCACCCGGTCCGGTTCGTTAAAAATAACTTCATCGCCTGCACGTCCCCCGGCACAAATGATTTGCAGTCCACTACGCTGCCGTCCTTGGCAAGTTTCTGCTCCGTGATCTCAAATCCCACCGCCCGCCGGTACAGCGCGCACGCCACTTCCACGTTGGCAACCTCCTTCCCCTCCTTAATGGACTCTAAAAACTCCGGCTTTTTTTTCTTCCAGTTGTGGACCGTGGCCGGGCAAACGCCCAAGTAGTGGGCCAGGTCTTCGTCTGTTGCGCCTTGGTTTAGTAGGAAGAAATTGCGGGCCAAGTGGCCGTAGCGCTTCTGGTAAAGCAAAGGCGCCCCGCCGGGGTGACGGGGTTTCGCTTTGCCCTTTGGTGATGCAGATGGACGGCGCTTGCTCACGCCGCTACTAAAAATCCACCCGTCTTTGAAGAAAAGCGGGCAGTTTAGAACCGTTTAGAACCGGAAAAGCGCGGCTTTCCCTCGTGCAAGGTGAATCCCGTCTGGTTGATCCAGCGCCGCGCCGCCGGCAAAGTGGCCACAAACACCCGCGTTTTGAAGTCCCACCGCATGATAAACCCGCGCGCCCGCATGGAATAAACATACTTGGTTGACCGCCCCAAAAGTTCGGCCAACTCCTTGATGCTATACTCGGGCGTCTTGCTCATTGGTTTAATGGGTTTGTGGGTTGTCCGGCGGGTGCAACGTCCAAAGGAAATCCACCAGCAAGCCAAGTTTTTCACAGTAACGGTCTTTCCCTTCTCGATTCAACCGCGCCATTGGACCGTAATTCTCCCGCATCCATTCCTTGGCTACCGCGCAAGCCTCTTCGTAGGAATACGACCTGCGACCTGGCGGAAACGTGAGTATGGTAGTTCCGCTGGCCGTCGTCGGGTGATTTGCCGTACAATTCTGGTTGGCGCACACCAGCGCGCCGGCCAGCCACACCATTGGTTGATCACATTTTTCGCAGTTCATATCTGTGTCCATCCGTGTCCATCCGTGTCCAGTTTCTCCTTCACCGCCGCCAAGTGAACGCACCCGCTGGTGTGCCGGCAATGGACGATCTGGCAACTGCACGCCCCTTGCCCGCCGTTCTCATTCACGTCCACCAGATACGGCGGTTCGCCCGGCGTCCGGCTGTCCACCAGATACCGCCCCGGCTCGTCGTGGTATGGGGTGATGTTCATTGCACCGATTTATCCAGCAATTCGCGCAAGATCGTCACCGCCAGCGCGCCCGGCTTGCCCACGCTCCCGCGGCCCACGGCATCCACACAGCGCGCGTGCGCCGTCTTGATCGCCTCATGGAACACCGCCAGAACATGCTGCTCGGGCACGCGCCCGGCGTAGGGCCGTAGCACGCTCACCAAACTGCTGCGCGTGAACATGTCCGGCGTCACCTTGCAGTTATCCCAATACCAGTTGCTTTCCAGCACCGCGCCGGCCACGCGGTTCAGTCCTTCCAACGTCAGATACCCCGCCCGCGCCGGCTGGCCGTTCCTCCCCCTTGCATCCCCCTCTTTCATGCTTCTAGGCGGATTAGACGGTTCGGAGTGTGGTTGTGATTCTGACTGTCGTTCTGATTGACCAGCCGTAACGGGTTGCGTGACGGCTTCCGTGACGGACTTCGTCACCGGGGTCGCTACCGTCCAGGTAGTTATGCCGGTGATCGGGTCGGTCGCGGGGGTCAAATGCGGGCGCTTGCCCGCCAATGCGGTGCGGTTGTAGTTCTCGGCGTATTTCGCAGCCGAATCGTTGAGCGATTGGATCACCCCCCGATGGACCAGATAAGCGCCGGCACTAAACCACCCCTTTTCCGTCAGTCCCAGCTTCACCTTGCCCCAAAGGGATTCCGGCGTGCGGGTGATCTGGCGTAAAATCTCGTTGTCATTCTTGGGCGGCCGTTCCATTGCCCAAATGAAGTCACACAACCGGCGGTGTGCCAGTTCCGTGTCCCGGTCCATGTCCTGGGTGTCCACGATCATGTCCTTGGCCTTGTAAAAGATGAAATGCAAATCGTTCATTGTTCCTGATTCCAAAGTAACCACCGGCGTTTCAGCGCCAGATTGGCCAGCGCCTCGTCCAACGTGTACCCCGTGGCGCGAAAATACGGCATGGCATCCGGGTAACTGTCCGCGTAGATCCACACATAAAACGGATACATCGGATCGCCCGTCTCGGGGCAATCATCGCCGGCGATCACGTTCGGCACTTCCTGGATCTTGATTTCGTGCGCCTTGATCCACCGCAACCGCGGCGAATCACCGGCCACACTCTTGCTGCTGAAAAGTTCTTCGCTCATACATTGATTCGCCTAACCAGTCGTCGCAGCGGACGCTACGCGCCGCTGGACTTGGTGTTCGGCGCACCCTGTCGCTCGATGCTTATGGTTCTGCATCCCGTTTCTAGCGCCCCGCGCACTTCTTCGATAACTCTTTCAGTTGTGCGACACTCCCTTACATCACCCCATGCCACCACGTTCCACACTTCCGGGCCACCGGACGGGTGCGCCCAACCAGCCGGTGCAGCCAATCCGCTACCCGCAGGGCATGAGCCGTGCATCCAGTGTGTCTGTCCACACTTGTTGCAGTAAGCGTGTCCGGTGTATTCTCCGCTCATGGCTGACCTTTCTCGTTAGCCGTATTTTTCTTCATCAACTTCTCCAAATGTTTCAGGCTGTCCCCGGTCACGATGGGCCGCGGTTCATAGCTTTTATACCACTTCAAATAGCGCGTGGGCCTTTCCCGCACGCCGCAATGGGTCATGTTCTTCACCTTCGTGTTGCTCATACGAATTGCACCTTAACGATCACGCCTTCCGCGCCGTTGGTTTGTTTTTGGCCGTACTCCCAATCAATGGCGGCCGCTCCGTCATCAATGGCCAGGGTTTTGGCGATGGCATCCTGCAAGGGTTTGAAGCTCGCCACGTTGTTATCCTTGTCCAGAAGTCGCCGGCGCTCGGCCATGAGGCTAACGCGCACGCCCACGCGGCCCGCGCCGCCTTGGTGTTTCCGGTTTCCACGGTCCAATGCCGGTGTTTGAGGCGGTTGGGGCTGACCGGCCGCCACGCCACCCATACCAAATAAATGCGGGTTTCTCGCTTTGAACGCTTTACTGGCATAAGGAAATTCCATGTCGGTTTCAGGTTAAAACGTGGTTCAGCGGCGCGACGGCATCCACCAAATCAATGCGTTCCCCGATCCAGCGGATGCCACGCCACGGACGCGGCTTCGATGCCGGAGCAGACGGACGCAAATGTTTTCCCCGTGGTCATAAATCTGTGTTCATCCGTGAAATTCGTGTCTAATCTTTTTCCGCCGGCAGGCATTGCTGCCCGCGCGCCACGCGCTCCTGCCGCCCGGCCGCGCACTCCCCGCACTCCGCGATCAGTTCCGGCACGGCCAGCACCTTGGGTTGCGGCGACAACGGCCTGCCATTGGCATCACAGAACCGCTTGCATTTCTCGCATTGCTTCATCGTCTTGCTTTCCGCGTAATTCCGGCATTGCTGCATCCACCACGCGCCGCCTTGCAATCCCTGCCAACGTGTCCGCCTCATGGTCAAAATTCCTGGTTGAAAAACCGCGCGATGGTCCGCGCCAGTTTCGCCTCGCTAAAATCCCCCGCCTCCCCGGCCCGGTTGGCGATCCACACCTTGCCGCGGATGCCGGTCGGGGACGGCTTTACCAGCATCAGGTTGCCGATAAACAGCGGTTTCCGCCGGCTGGGTTGTTGGGGTTTAGCCATGGTTCACGCCGCTTTCCGCCGCAAATCCAGCACCGCGCGCTTGGGCCATTTGCCCTGCTCTATCGCCGCGTCCAGTTCGGCCCGCTTGAATAAGGGCGTGCCGGCCCGCTGATAGCGTGTGATCACCCCGGCATCCGCGGCCCGGTCAATCTCGCTGGGGCTGCAGTGCAAATACGCGGCCGCCGCTTCGCGGTCGCACCACGGGCTTACGCTCCGCAACTGCGCCCGGCTCATGGACTGCGCGACTTGCGCAAAAAAGGCGGGGCTGGCAATCGCCTCGGCGGACCGCTTTAGGACCGCGGCCGCCGCCTGCAATTCCGCGTGGACAATCTCTAATTCTGCACTCATGTTTGGTTGGTGTTTACTGCAAATTCAGAGGGGCAAATTTCTTTTCCAGATTGTGGTAATGCTGCCGTGAACCTTCTTATCCTTGGCCTTGCCGTAGCCGGCTACCTTGATAAGCCCGATTTGCCGCGCCCAGTTTATGATTGCGCCCCAAGCTCTTTCCTCGGGCGGCATGGGAATCTTCTTAACCTCGTAGGCGTATTTCCGGAGATCCTCGGCCATAAATCCGGCGTCCCCGATAAATTTCAGGTAATCAATAAGCGCCGTTCTGGCTAATCCGGACCACTCGCCGTCTGTTTTCCGGTCCGCGGCGTCGGCGGCATCTTGCGCGCGCTCCTTGGCGATCCGCGCTCCTTCTTTGGCGTTGAAGTCCAATTCCGGGGTAGTGATTGTGGTGGTCATATCTGGTCAATTATTGCGTGGCTTGAAAACGACGATTGCAGAAGGAAACGGCGCGCTGTTTTTGTGGCCGTTGAACTTCAACCTTCCGCGAACAAAAGTAACTTCTCCCTTGGCGGCGTAGTCGTGCCACCAAGCCGTGTCTGTCCGGGCCGGCACTAAGCAAACCACCAGCGCGCCGTTGCCGGCTTCCTCGAAGGCTTTCCGCATCCAATCCCCGATAACCCGCCCGTAGGGCGGATTCATCCAGCACCGCGCGCCCTCCCCCCCCCAATTTTTTTCTAAAGCGTTGTCCTGCTTAGTGTAAAAGCGTTTGCACTTGGCGTTCTTATCTGTGGCGCACACGTCCAGGTTGAAAAGCCACACATTATTTTGCGCGTTGAAAAACTCTTGTGGAGTCGCCCACTCTTCGCTTTTGCTGGAAAAATGAACCTTGGTGTTCATGGTCAGAATTTCGCCACCACCACGCCGAACGCGATCCAGCCGCCGGCGGCCACGATCAGCGCGCCGACCAGCCAGCCAATCAACTTGGTGTTCGCCGCCGCCAGTTCCTCGCGCGTCGGCTGGTTAAACCATTTCGTTTCTTGGTTCATAAATTCAGGCGGCTTTTTCGTATTCCGGCAGCACGCGGTTGAGGCTCATTCGCACCACGTCCGAAACGTCAATTCCGTTGCGGACCGCGATTTTTTCCAGCCGCTCCATCAACTGACGGGAAACGCGGCAACTCACACGGGGTTCTTTGGAAGGCTTGATTTTATTGGCTGAAGTCTTTACTGGCTTGCTCATGCTCCCAACGTTACCCAATGACACCCACCGGTGTCAAACATTTTTGTTGCTTTTTTTTACCAATGGGTGACAATGGTGACAAATGAAACCCAAAGAGCCAAGAATATCGGTCCGCGTGGATCAGGATTTGAAGGCGCGCATTGAAGCCGTGGTAAAGAAAACCGGCATTGATGAAACCGTGCTGGTCCGCAACTGCATCGAAGCGTTGTGTGCCAGCGTGGAAAAATCCGGGGCGCTTACTTTCCCAATCAAGATCACCACGGAAAAACCCAATTCCTTTCCTTCCCAAATTGTCAGCAATGCCGGGCCGCCGGCAATAATTAGTCCCGCGGCGCTGAACGAACCCGCACCCCGTTACCGCATCCACCGCAAGAAATGATCCGCGTCCGCCGCCAATACGCCGCCGCGTTCCTGATTGTCCTCGGTCTGGACATGCTGCCCGGCGTGGCCGGCGCGCTCGGCAAACTCTGCGCCGGCATCATCCTGGCGCTCGGCATCCTGCTGCTGATATGAACCGCACCCGCATAGCTCCCCGCACCTACGTTGACGACCGCGGCCGGTTTTGGGCGCGTTACCCCGTGAACCGCCGGTACACATGGCGGTTGCTCCGTAAGGTCAAAAACAAGCGGGAAGCCATTGCCGCCGCGCAATCCATCAATGAACCGCGCGCGGATAGCTTCGCCGCGCTCGCCGCGCTTTACGTCGCTGCCGGTTGTCCCAATCGCCGCATGGAAGCCCGCACCGCGGAGTTTATCCGCCGGGAAACCGTGCGCGTGAACAGTCTGGTTAAATGGTTCGGTCCGATGTTGCCGGATAACATCCGCCTGCCGCTCCTGCCCCAATATGCCACTTGGCGGATGCGCCAATGCCGCACCGCCGGCAAAGGCCAGCGCACCGTGGACATGGACTTGAACACTTTGAGCAACGTCCTGCAATACGGGATCACCACCCAGCAGATTGAGCAAAACCATATCCGCCACAATCGCCCGCGCTTTCGTCGGGCTGCGGACGTGAATCATTCCCGCCAACGGATGCCGGAAAGCGCCGAAGAAATTCACCGGTTATCCGCCTATTTTCTCGAATTTGTAAAATCAGAAGTATTTGCCTGGATGAACTACTTTCAAATGTTCACCGGCTGCCGGACCGTGGAACTGCTGCGCTTGCGGATGTCTGCCCCCGCCGAAAGCGCCGGACATATCGCCAACGGTTACCTGCACCTGGGCCGCCGCGCCAAGTCCGGCGTGAACCCGTGGTGTCCTATCGGCCCGGAGTTTCAGCAAATGCTGGATTGTTTTCACCGTTGGCACCGTGCGCGGTTTCCCAAATCCGCGTGGTTCTTTCCCGGCTTGTCCGGCAACGTGGTTGATCCCGGCAGCCATGGCCACGCGCTGGTCCGCGCCTGCCGCGAACTTGGCTTGCACCACATCACCCCGCACGGATTCCGCGCGTTCTGCGCCACCAAGATGCTGCGCGATGGCCGCACGCAATCCGAAGTTGCCGCGCATATTGGCGACAAGACGCCGGCCATTATTGGCAGCACCTACGGCGATTGTCCGGGCGGCGCGAAACTTTCCTTCACTCCCGCGGATGGTTTGCCTTCGTGGATGGTTTGGCGTTCGCCAGCCTCAAAACTGGCCAAAATCGCCTAAAACCTGACTCTGAAACTGACTCCAAAGACAAACGGCTTACGCTGCGGTAAGCGTAAGCCGTTGAAAGAATGGTGCCCCGGCTAGGACTCGAACCTAGGACCAATTGATTAAGAGGCACTTCGTTACCAGTCCGCATTACTCCCTTGCGCAATAATGCGGCGTATTGCCAAGGGTTTGCAAGAATAGAGTTTCGCCGGCTTGGGGCGGAAAAACGGAAAAACTGACTCTGGAACTGACTACGGATCGCCCGAAAGAAAGTTTGATCTATTTCACTTTTCCCGCTTGACATAACCTAACGTTAGGTTATTTTAGTGGTGCATGAGCGAAAAAAATAAAACCTCTCCGGCGGTAAAGGAAAGCCGGGAATCCAGTGTGGCCGTGGTGTTGAGCATAGGAAACCTTAAGGAACTGCTCCGCGTTGCTGAAAAGGTGGCCGCGGGTTACGGGGTGGGCATGGGCGATTCGGATTGCCTCATTTACAAGGTTGAAACAAACGAAAATGGTATGGGCAATATCAAGGCTGTGCGCGCCGCTGGCAGCCGCAAGTTTTTCAACCCTTCCAACCTGATGAATGATGGCAGTTTGATGCCTGCCAGATCGGCCGCGGTTTACGCCGGCAGTCATGTTTCCGGTAGTTTGGACGACAACAACAACGACAACTGAAAGGAGCATTATGAAACGCATGGTCAGAATTGTTTCGCGGGAGATCATCACCGATGAATATAGCGCATGGCTCGGTGACGATAAGTTTTGGCGGCTTGTGCGCGCGGGCTCCAACAGCCCGATACGCACCTTTAGGACGTTGGCGGCGCTTTACGTCTATTTAGACGACTTCATACCGCGCCCGAGTGATCCGAAACCCAACGGCAGCATGGAGGTTTGTTTTGGTGGTTAAACGAAAGGAACATTATGAAATACAACGGACCAACTAAGTTCAAGATCACCACCAGCGCCGACGAAAACGCGCGCGCGCTACCAACCGAAGCCCCGCGGCCGGGGCGGGAGTCCAAGGAAGATTGCCTTTTGAACTTCTCTTATTACACCCTTTGTAAAATCTCGGCCGCAATCGGGTTTACCTATCCCACGCCCGCCAGTATGGCAATGCGGTGCAAGGAAGTTAAGTCGGACCTCGAATTGACACTAGATCCGCTTGGCAACTTTGTCAGCCTGTTGCCAAAGGCGCGGAATTATGCCAACTACAGCGTGACGTTGGAAAAGACGGCGGAAAAGCCGTGCAACTGCGATGCCTGCTTATATGGGGATGGACACTAATCGGCACGGGAATACGGTTGGATACTAACAGCCAACGGAAAACATTATTGCTCGAAAGACTGCAAACCATTAAAACACCACTCCCATGAAATGCCCCCATTGCAAAAAGCAGATTAACCCGGCGGCCATGCTGGGCAGCATCAAGAGCAAAGCCAAGGCGGCCGCGGTCCGCAAAAACGGCAAGCTTGGCGGCCGGCCGCGCAAGGACAAGATTAATGAAATCACCATTGCGGCCAATGCTTGGGAGAAAGAGAAACTGGCAAGTGATCCTGATTATTTACCACTGTTTAAGCAACACGTTTACCGCGTGAAATTATTAGCGGCAGTAGAACGGGTTAAACTTGGCCGGATGCTGACCAGTAAAGAGTCTATAGCTATTGCGGAAAATGCGCTAAAACAACTCAAGAAAGAAAAAAAACAGCTTGATGAGTTTTGCAAATTACCTGGGGCGCGCGCTTTCTTCCACGATCTGACGCAATAGCGCCGGGTCGGGATAGGCGGCCATACCTTCACTTGGGAACAAGTTTGATTCGCGGCCGTCCAGCGCCGCAATGCGCTGGTAATACTTGTTCGCCAGTTCGAGCTCTTGCTTCTGCTTCGGCGTGAGCGTGGCAAGGTAAACTTCCCGTTCGTCTTCGTTGAGATCGCTCAACGGGTCTTGGTTGCGGATACTGGCGTCCAGTCGTTCGGCCGTGTAGCCAAAGTCAATCAGCCGCATATAGAACCGCTCCGCGTTGGCCACGTCGCCGCGGTAGATCGCCTTGCGGAAATTGCGCAACGCCAAAGCCTCCGGGGCGGTATAGTTGCCAAACTCGCTGCGCTTGCCCGTCTTGGCTTCCTTCCAGTCGGCAGCATCCTCGCGCGCCTCGTAGTAGGCCCATTGTTCCGGGTCGCGCCGGCGGATCTGCAGAATGATCTGCTGTAACTGTTCGCTGGCGGGCTGGCTGTAATAGTCCTGATCAAACACGTTCCGGAAGGTGTTGACCGCGCGATCATCGGTGAGGTTGCCGAATAACCGCCAGAACCGGTCCGATTGCGGAATGGTCCGCTGATCCAGCACGTCCGGGAACGTCGCCTTGCCGCTGGCCATTTCGTAAGGAGCTTTGATAATCGGGCCGGCGGACTGCACGCCCTTGTTGATCACGTCCTTGGGCAACTGCTTGGCGTAGTCGGCAATCACCTGATCCAGCGTGATCTGACCGCGCGTGTATTCCATGAATAAGCGCTTCATGTTCTGCCCGCCCATCCATTCCGCCACGTCGGACCATGCGGACGGCGTATAAGCCACCAATACCTGGCCCTTTTCATCTTTGCCCAGGATGATATGACCGCGCCGCCGGTCGGCTTCGCTCAACTTGCTTTCCAGGTCGTCGTCCTCATTCCACAAGCCCATTGCCACGCCGCCGAACTGGTTCA